ACCCAGAACTTACTTTCAACAGGATTTAAGTCTGAACACATTTTTGTTAGCTCTGCTTGAGTGATAAAGGATGAGTCATGCTCTAATATGAGCCCTGTAGACCCCTTCATAGTCCAGATAGAAGCCTTAACGGCTGCCCTTAGTATATCCCCACGGCCCTTGTGGTTAGTGGGAACTTCTACAGAATGGTCTTCAATCTTTTCGTTGGTAAATTTTACTCTCATCTTGTGTAGTCATCCTCCAGTCTATGAATATCGTCTTCTTTACAGTCCCCCCACTGAAGCTCTATCACTTTGCACTCTCTAGGAGTGTCGTTGATCAGCCTGTGAACTTCACCTTTATTGATTACAATATACCCCCCTTGTTTGATACGCTTGATATCCCTAGGGGAATGTTTGAATTTACTTCCCCCGACTTCACATAGGCACTCACCCTTAACAACCACCCAGAACTCTGACCGTCCTAAGTGATTTTGTAAAGATAACCTTTCCTTAGGGTCAACGGTTATCTTCTTTAGAACAATCTCCTTCGTTCTGAAAATATCCTCATACTTTCCCCAAGGCTTCTGTATTTCTGTCATAGCTTTCCCTCTTTTATAGCTCTCTCTAATTAGTTAGTCAAAGGGCGGCTCATCATCTTCAAATGGTTGATCGGCACCCTCTATGATTCCCCCTTGACCCGTTCTAGCTTCGTCTCTAGTGTTGACCTCTGTGATGCGGGCATACTCACCCTGCATATTGAAGTTGATATAATTCCCGTCTGTCAGACCTGCACCGTGTCTGGCTTTTAAGTTCACGCCCTTATGAGTTCCCCCATTAGGGCCGTCTTCAGCTATTTCCTCTACAGACTTTAACTTAAAGATAGTAAAAGAAGTGCAGAGCCAAATGATTCGGTCGGAACCGCTGGCGACAGACGTGTCTTCTCTGGTTATACCGTCGCGATTCAACTGGATGAAAGCCAAGCATGGAAAATCGTACTTGACAGTAAGATTATGAAGGGCTGTAATCTGAAAACCAAGAGCTTGGTATTCTTGAATATTACTATTTATGCTAGAAGACGACATTAACTTTAAGTAGTCATAGATCACTAGGCAGTCATTAGTTCTACCGTCTTCATCTTGACCCACTTCCCTCAGAATCCATCTCTTAATAGTATTGATAACCGTCTCAAAAGGGGCACCTGCAACACTTACGTAGGTGTATGGAATCTCTTTAATTTCCTTGAAGGCTGCCTTTACCTTGATATATTTCTCTTCATCTTCCGAGAACTTACCAGTAGCAATCTCCCCAATTGGAACTCCACTTATGTGGGCTGCCAATCTATTCATATGGTCGTCTTTGCCCATTTCGGTGTCCAGCATTATAACTGGTATGCCTTGACGGGCGTTGTGTAGGGCGACGTTATCCCCAAAGACAGATTTACCAACACCGGGACGTGCAGAAACAACGTCTACGCATTTTCTCCGATGACCCCCTCCGATAATAGCATCGAATCTAGGGAATCCAGAAGAAAGACCAATCTGGTCGCACTTGTTCTCGATCAAGAATTCGAAGTACTCGTCAGCACCATCACCTAGCTTTTCTGGTTGCTGACCGGTCTCGTCATCCCGTAGGAACTCCATGAGGGGATTTTCCACAAGACCGATGATATCATCAATAGATTCATCTCCATTGATATCGTCGATGCCTTTTTCGATACGCTTGGCAATCCGCTTAGCTTGTCTTGCGAACTCAAACTTTTTTATTTGGGCAGCAAAAAATAAGACATTGCCCTGCTTAACGGGAAATGCCATTAGGTCTCGAATGTACCCTAGTTCCTGTTCGGTCCTAATAACATCAGATAGGTTTAGTTGTTCGGCAGCAGACAGAATGGCTGGCAAGTCAACAACCGCATCACTCTGAAGAACTTTTTCTATGCACTTATAAATTACCTGATTATTTTGGTGAGCAAAGCTGCCATGAGTAAGTAAGTCATTGACTTCTACGTAGGCGTCAAATCCGTAGTTAAATAGTCCTGCAAGTACTGCTCGTTCGGCACCCGCATCAGATAGTTTTTGATCCATTAAGAGTCCTTACCCTATGCAGTTATTACATCTTATAAATTCACCATGAACTAAATCGGGGTCGATCTTGAACTTCCTGCTACAAACGTGACAGACCCGTTCTTGAAGCACCTTCTCAGGGCGAACCCTCTCTGTGATGCCTAGCTTTTTGAAATGCTCAGGGTCAAATTCTTCATCTTTTGCTTCTCCAGTATCTACCCATTGGTTCTTTTTAGCTTTTACTGGGGTTTTCCCTCCAACAGAAGATTCTCTAGTCACCGAAAAGTCTTCATTCACCGTCACCCTGTTTCTCTTGGTGGGCTTTTTCTCTTCTACCATTTCTTCATCTGGAGTACTGGGGGTGTCCGGGGTGTCCTCCCCACTGTCAGATAGTAAGCTGCTCACGAGAGCTTTCTTTTGATCTTCCGTCAAAGATAGAAGAAAATTATCAAATTTACTCATCGCCTCTTTCCCTTTTCTATTAAGATATCAGCCTTTCGGCGTAGATTATATTCACGGCTGGTTACTATAGCCAGTTTGGAGTCTGCGTTCTGTTTCCACTCATCAATTTTTTTAGCAAGTACGTTTCCCTGTAGAACATTGGCGTACTTGATCTCGTGTTTAGCTATCATTTCAGAGTCAAACTCTTGAGCCATAATGCTATTCAAGCTCGATTCACACCACCGAACAACATTCTGTAGCTTTGCTTTTTCCTGCCCTACATAGTCTGCAAACTGATACAGCATATAGGCGTAATTGAAGCATTCGTCTTGAGTGAGGGTGTCCATAGTTGAGATATCAAACGTCTCAGCCATAGCCCAGTCTTGGTTGAACTTAGAAACGCCGACGTGTGTGATCGTAATGTATTCGTTTATTTGTCCTAAGAACAGCTTTAGTCTATCAGCAGCAGTATTCAATTTGTTTCCTCCAATCCTCATTCGACTCGTCGAACCTGAAGACTATCAATTCGATGCCATTCAGTTCGCACCATTCTTCTTTCTGTCTGTCTCTCATTTGGGCAAACAGGTATCCAGCCTTGGTTTTATGAAAGAATGGGATGTACTTGAAGTGTTGCTCCCCATGAACTTCCACCCCTATTTTAGCATTTGGAATGAGAAAGTCAAGGTATAAAACGGATTTTTTTGCAGAATTTGTACTTCCGGGTAACTTTACTTCCTCATAAACGGAATATCCCCTAAATTTTTCCTCTAAGATTACCCTAGCTTTTGCGTGATACGAAGAGCATCTAGAGCGTTTCTTGTCGTATTTTTTAAGGTCAAGATTATATTCTCGGCCATTCAGCCCAGTTACTTTCACAGTAATATTTCCCTTACTTGCTCGATAAGGAACTTTTGAAGTTCTTCTTCTTCGGTAATGAAAGTTGATAAATTATCCATCCCTTGAAACTTGAAAGCCTTCTCTATTCGTTCGTCGTTTTCTTTCTGGTGTTTCTCAATCTGTTTATCGGTCATTGAGTCTATCTGCTCATCTGTAAGCATTTCTTCTATTTCTTTGTCGATAAGCCACTTCCTAATAAGTGGATCATCCTTATTCTCAATAAAACAGTTGATCGTGTACCAAGCACCCTTTGCTGAGATGAGGGCGAATTGAGTAGCAATATGACAAATCTCTTGAGCTTCGTCTAAACCTATGCCATATCTAAGCCAACTTTCGGCGGTGCTGTTTGGGGTTCCTCCAGCGGCAGAGGTCATGATACGCCAGTTTACTACCTGTCCCACATGGTTGCCAGACTCTTTAGGGACTTCCCATCTACCACGATGGGTAATGATCATATTTGTACTAACCTGAAACTGAAGCATGTTTCCACAGTCTGCGTGTTTAAGGGGGGCGTAGCGTGACCCGCTTGTATTAGCAATGTTGTGGGTGATGAAGATGACAATAGCCTTCATTCGAGAAACATCGCCGCTAGTTCGTTTAAAGAACATAGACAAGAGCCTTGGGAGTTTATTGCGAACGTCCGACCTTATCTCTCCATCCAGCTCGTCTTTAGGGGTCATGTTGGACGCCGAGTCTACGATACAAACTAAGTTTGGTTCCCTCTTAATTAAAGTCTCAAGAATTCCAAGGAATTTCTCAGCAGACACTATTGGTTCTTCGTCTGTCGCCTGAATGATCTTAATTTCGTCAGCGTTCAAACCCTTGACGCCACGAAAATTCTCCTTGGTCATCCGACCCTCAGTGTTTAGGTAGAACACACGCTTGCCTAATGCCTGAGCTTTTGCAGCAAAATAAAGGGCCGTAGTCGTCTTGCCAGTCTTAGGATCGCCAGTCATCGCAACGCATTGACCCTCTCGAAGCCCACCTCCAAGAGCGAGGTCTAGAGCAGGAGATATGCTAAGGACTTCATAGGTATCAAGAGTCTTTAGCACTTCCGTTCCAGACTCAATAATTGAGCCATATTTCTTAACGATTCCATCTACTAATACATCCCCAGTTTCCTTAGTCTTCTTTTTCGCCATTCTCTATATCCCTTAGTTGCTGTAAAATATTCTTTTTTCCGTAAGATTTCTTTCGACATTGTGGATTTTCCACATATTCGATCTCTTGCTTTTCTTGTCTTTTCTGATCCTCGACAAGTAAGTGGTACTTTTTAATAGTGCTTTTTGCACTTGGATGGTGAAGGGAAAATATCTTCCTAAACTCAGGGGAATTGACCGCTTTCACAATCGCTTCCTCACTGAATTCTTTAATTAGCTTGTTGGCAGTAAATAGTTGCCTCTTAAAAGTCCAATCCCAAGGTTTCTTATTCCAAAACTTATATGGGAGAGACCCCACGTTCTTATTCTCTGCGTTTTTCTTACACATAATCTCAGCCACATAGGCCGCACAGGTACAGAAGTCACCCGTTGATTCATGCTTATACTTACTCTTCTCTGAACGCTTTCTTTTCTTCATTATAAATCAAAGCCTCTTCAAAACAATTATCTAGTGAGTCTTCGTATTCTTTTTCCTTGATGAGTTCTGGAACGGCATACATGACTTTCATCATCTTACCATCAGACAAGACCCCTATAGTAAGGAAGTGCCTTGTGTCTTGTCCCACCGCTCCCAAAACCGAGCGAACAACATAGAGAGCGTCGGCACCCTCTACATCTATTATAGCTTGGTTAGTTCGAAATTGCAAATGTAAATCCTGAATAAACACAGAATTTTCTTCACAATATTTCTTAACATCTTTCCATTCTTCATATTTACGTAGGAAAAAATGTTCACCGTCAGTTGTCATAACTTTAATGAAAACGAATCCGGTGTTACTTTTGTCGCTACGGTAGAATTCTGCCCACTTCTGGCTGTCCATTATTTATCCTTAATAGTAGTTACGCAACCAGTTCTAACCCGTGATCTAGCCGCACTTCGATACTCGGCACTTTTTCGGTCTGCCATCTCTGAGGCGTTAGGTGTCATCACAACGGCCCCACCATCTTCATTTCGAGCGAACTGATCTGAGATATTTGGCTTGGGAGCCACAGTCTCCTGCTTGCTCGAAGTCACCGCCTCTTGTTTGGGCAGGGTTTTGATAAACTTGTCTACCAGATTTTTGCTGCGATCCAAGTCTTCGTAAAGTTTTTTTCTATCAATCTCTAAGTGATGAACAATATAGAACTTTTCAATTTTCCCTAGCGGTCCCTTTTTAGTCATTTGTTAATCCTCTTTGTGCTTTAGTTAAGTAAATAGAATTGTTGGTTTTAAGGTACGTCATGTATAGATCAAAGGTGTTTTTAGAAACCCTCTGCATCTTAGTATCTAGGACTCGTTCACGTCTCCCGTATGGACCTGTGGGGTCTAGAGGTGCCCCTAGATAGGTACAAATATAGTAAGTAACACTCCCTAAGTCTGCATTGGTAATCTGCTTAGCGTAGGGAGAAACCTTGTGAAGACCCTCTCCATCTAAGGGGTTTCCCGTTTTATCAAAGAGAACTTTTTGAATAGCTTGATGTTCTTTGAACCCCTCGCTACCTACGAATCTCATTTGTTTTTTTTCGGTCATTTCTTGCCTTCCATAATGTATCGTTTTTTCTGTTGTGGTGTCATTTTGTTTATTTCCTGAGGTGTAGCGTTCCCTCCATGTTTATCAATCCATGTCTTAGGTTCCTCTGAGGTCTCTTCCTTTCTTTTGGCGGCAGCCTCTTCAATGCGAGACTTATACTTCTTAGTGTTCTGATCCTCTAATTGCCCTATGGTCTTTACATCTCTCACATAGGCGTGTATTCCACCAGAAATAACACGCTCAAGTTGAAACTTTTTACACTCAGGGCATTTCTTCAGGGGTTTTTCGCTAAACCTCTGAACAATATCTTCAAGTAAGTGTTCGCAAGCGTTACACTTATAGTCATAAGTTGGCATCTTTCTCTAACCTCTCTCTCTCAAGTTCGGCTTCTATAGCCAGATCAATAGTCCTGTTTCGATAAGGAGCTTCGGAAGACTCAGTTTGATACTCTATTTCATGGTAAGAACAAAATAACTCCATCCAGTCCTCCATGAACCTTTCACCACTCCGTAGATTACTTTGAAGGCCCCACTTTCTAGTATATTCTATGAATTCTTCATAAGTCATTTTGCTTTTCCAGAACCCGATAGTAGTGTGCCTTGTGGGCTTACCCCAAAACTGTCTATCTTCCTGCTCTTGAACTTTATCTATCCAGTCTTCATGTCCGCTCATTAGCCCTCCAATGCTTGTAATACTCTTCCAATAATACCGTTGCGTTGAATATCTTCATACGATAGCGTGCAGCAAGCTACCCCATCAATATCTCTAAGGCGATCCACGCAAAACTGCATACCGCTTTTTCCTCTCAAGTCATCCTGATTCATATCTCCGTTGATAAGGACTTTAGAGCCCTCACCGATACGAGACATAAACATTTTGATTTGTTCCTTAGTACAGTTCTGAGCCTCATCAAGAATCATGTATGCTCTATCGAAGGTTTCCCCACGCATGACTTCCAAAGGGCGGTACTGAATACTTACTTCGTTGAAATAGTGACCGTACCAAGCACGGGTTAGGAAGTGTTTTAGGTGCTTTTCCATTGGGTGGTGGTAGGGTGCAACTTTTTCCCCAATGTCTCCCGGTACAGCCCCAATGTCTTTACCAGTACAGACGAGAGGTCGAGTGACAATAATATTAGAAATTTCACTGTCTTTGTTGTGAAGTTGATGGGCAGCCATTCCTGCGGCTATAAAAGACTTACCGGAACCTGCTGGTCCAGAACAAATAATGATATCATTCTCTACTATAGCACGAATGTAATCTTTTTGATTGGGCGTTCTAGCTTCTAGAGGTGTCAGTCTGTTCTTGGCTGTGTCTTTTGCGTTTCTAGATTTTCTCATTTTTACCCTTAAATAGGTGTGTTATAAGTCACCTTCCTTGACGAATATTCCGTCAACCATGCGACCCTTACGATGTTTAATTTCGTCCCATGCCTTTTCTAAACACTCTCTGAGGGAAATCCCGTTCCTCTCAGTGATGTTCAGCATTACGACTAACATGTCCCCAATGTCGTCCTTAATGTCTTTCCCCTTACAAACGCTGTCGGATAACTCTCCTAGCTCTTGAGCGAGCTTGAGCGTCTGGTCTTTGTCTGTGCTTCCATCAATCAGGTTTCGGTCCCGATGCCAGCCCACGACCTTTTTCGTTAGGGTTTGTAGATCGTTAGGCTCTTCAACGGTCAACCCTTCTGGGTACGAAGTAATATTTTCACTCATTATTTAATTGCTCCCATTTCCTCAAAGTCCATGTCTTCCAAATCATTCTTACTGGCTCCAATTTTGTAGCTAGTAATCTCATGTTCTTGAGGGGCCACTTGGACGCTTTCGCTGCTCATCCAGTGTTCCGTCCATCCAGCGATGGGGTTTTTACCAACGTTTTCGTAAGGCAAACCAATCGTCTTGCGTCTAGACATACAGAGCCAGTCAATATACTGATGAAGGACGTGTTCGTTCAATCCGAGGATAGAACCGTCTTTAAATAGGTAAGACGCCCACTCCTTTTCCTCTTTAGCTGCTCTCTCGAACATTTCAATAGCTGAGTCTTGGCATTTCTCTGCTACCTTAACAAAGCCCTCAGAGTCTTCTCTTCTAAGAATCTTGAGAATCTCTTGAGTATTGGCTAGGTGAAGTGCCTCATCTCTCTTGATTAACTTGATAATGTCGGCATTGCCAACCATCTTTTTGTTCTCTGCGAAGGCAAAGCTACAAACAAATGAGACATAAAACCGAACGGCTTCTAAAATATTGATACTCATCACGGTCATGTAAATCTGTTCTTTGATTTCACCCTTGGAGGAAGAGTCAGAAGCCATGCCCATCAGGTTATTATAGTCCTCAATAGCCCCTTTTGCCCGCTTAATTATCTCTTTATCTTCATAAATTCCACTAAAAACCTCCCGACTGTCAGAGTAGACGTTCTGAATAATGTAAGAATAGCTCTGAGAGTGGATTTTCTCAAAGAATTGCCATGTCATAAGACAGGCTTCCAGCTCTGTATTCGTTACATATTGGAGTAACGTAGGTACACCCCTACAGATGACACTATCTAGCATCGTCTGGTACTTGAGGTTAGACGTGAAGATGAACTTCTCGTTATCGGACATTTCCTTAAAATCGGAACGGTCCTTCTTGAGTTCCATTTCTTCTGGCCGCCAGAAGTTCTGCATCTGCTTACTATCCAAATCTTTAAATATTGGATACTTCAGCACGTCATAACGTTGCACCCCCAAGTCTTTCCCTAGAAATAGGGGTTGGGTCATAGGGTCAATGTCTTTAAGATTGAAAAT